CGGGCCGCGCGTTTTTCTCCGCCACGCCTTCGTCCGTCGCCCAATAGTCGAGCGCGCTCAATACCTGCGGGCCCAGATTCAGGTCCGCAATGAGCACCCCGCTGATGTGGCAGGCCAGAATGCGGTCGATGGCCGTCTCGCCGAGCGAGCCTTCCGGCGCGCAGAACACCTTGGACTCGCCGATGCCGCCGGCCGACTTGTTGGTCTTTGCCATTACCGTCTCCTCCCGCCTCTGCCGATGCCGGCAAGCTCTCTGCGGCTGGCGTTGTAGTCCGCCTCCGTGATCCCCATGCCCTTGATGACCGCCCTTGCCTCGCTGCCCAGCATGTCGTCGGTGTCGTCCGCCGCCGCTCTTCCACGCGGCCGGCTGTCCTGCGAGTCCGCGCGCCGCCGGCGGTCGCTTTCGTCTTCGCGGCTGCCGTGGGCGGAGTCCGGTTCGGCGTCGGCGTCGTCGTCGCGGCCGCGTTTGCCGCCGTTCCTGGCGCGCAGGAATTCCTTGGCCGCGTCGGCCGCCAGGTACAAGGCTGCCGGCGTTCGCTTGGCCGCTGAGTCCATGGCGACGGCTTTCTGGTACCGCTTGGCGGTTTCCTGCCAGAGTTCGGACTTCTGATCCTTGAGATCCGGAAACTCGGCGAAGATCTGCGCGTCCGACTGCATCCTGCCGCGCTCTCTGCTGATGAGCTCCCGCGTTACCTTGCTGGCGACTTCGACGGCCATCTTTTGCGCGTCGGCCGCCGTGATGAATCCGCGCTTACCCAGCGCCGCCACGCCTTGCGTGGCCAGGTCGTCGACCAGCTTCTCCGGCGTGTCGCCTGCCACGTCGATGAACCCGTCCGGGTCGATGAACTGAGCGGGGTCGAGGTCCTCCTCGTCCTCCGGCTCCGGCCCGGCCCGTTGCGGTTGCTGCGGCGGGCCGCCGTGGCGAATGTAACTCGCCCAGTCGCGATTACCTTGGATGGCCTCGTCGCGCTCCCGGCGGAGGCTCTCTAATTCCGATTTGCCGATGGTTACTTCGTCTTTGCCCTGGCCCTTATCGGGCACTTCGGGTTGTTCTGGCTCTCTGTCGAGCACGTCTTCAGGTGGCATACACTCCTTACAGCTTCAAAGCGTTTCCAAACTCGGTTTCGCCGTACAGCTCCGCGCGCTTCCGGACATAGCCCGCGTTGCACGGCAGGCACATGGCCCGGTACCGCCCATTCTCAAAGTGGACCGCCATCTCGCCGCGCGGTCCGCACCGCTGCTGCGCCTTGAGCTCGTCGTACCGCGTGCCGCACTCGCTGCACTCGCCCAGGAAGTTGCCGGTCTGCATGGCGTCGAGCGCTTCCAGGTGCCGCTGCTCGCACGCCGTGCAGATCTTCACGCCGCCTGGCTGGTGAATGATGTCCAGGGGTGAGCGAAAGCGCGCGCAATAGGGGCAGCGCTCGCCGCAAATTACGAGGCTCATCGGCCGCCGTTGCTCGACTTCGGGGCGCCGACTCCGCTGGCCAGCATCTGATTCGCGACGCCGCCCCACTGCGAGGGCGTCTTGCTCGCGCCTGGCCGCGCGCCCTGGCCCATCGTTGCCTTGACGTGCGCTATCAGGTGGTTGACGTTAGGATGCACCGCCGTGTCCGGCTCCGGGCCGGGCTGGTAGCCGCCGCCTTTGCGCGGCGGCCTCGTGGGCGTGGTGTGCGACACAAACCCTCCGTTGTCGGACGGTTCGATGCTCATCCGCTGTACCGGGTGCTTACCCTTCTCCGCGATCGCGGCGGCTTGCCTGGGGGATTTCATCATGACAGTCCCTAGAAAATCGTGCCGGGGTTAATCAGGTTCCCGTCTGACCCGACAGGCTGCCCGGGTGGGTAGTTGAAGCCCGGTATCGCGGGGCCAGCCCAGCCCATCGGGAAGATCATCCCGCCCCCGTTCTGAACCACAGCGTTGCCTTGGTTGACGCACTGGCTCAGGTCGAATGCGAGCTGAGTAGCCGAGAGCCCCCGTCCGGCCGTGTAGGCTGCCAGGGATGCGGCATTCACGTTGAGTGTGCCGCCAGGCGTGTTCAGTTGAATGTAGTTAGCCACCGGCATAAACGAATTGTTGCCGGAGGGATTCTCTTGCACGACCGTACCGCCGAGGATCTCGGCCAGAGCGGCTGCGCTGGCGTCGGACAGGTACATGTAGTTCGAGACCGTGAAGATGCCCCACGGAGTGAACACCTGCATCTCGCTAGAGGGGACGAGGACGGGCGTGAAGGCGCCCTTTTGGATCGCCGCAATGAGGTTTAGCAGTCCGTTTGGTTGAGGTTGAGTTTGAGTTGACATATTCTCGTTGTTTCTCCTTTACCTGTTCAGCATTTTGTTGGCGACATCCTGCCACGGCCGCGGGGCCGATGTCTTGCGCTTGATCGCGGCTTTCACTTTGCGCGCAACCGGTTTGCCGGCAGAGAGCATTCCCGCGGCCTTGCGGTGATTCGCATCCTCAATCGGGTAGGATCCCGGGCCCGGCGCTTTGCTCGGCACCGCGAAGTCGCTCTCGGGAAGCGCCCTGCGTTCGGCCATCGTCAGTCTTGCCATTGCGTTACTCCTTGTCCAGCGAGGCCTTGATCTCGGCCTTTAGTATTCCGGCCAGGTCCAGCACCGTGCGCAGCGCCTTGCACTGGCCCTGCGCGTAGTGAGTGGTCCACGTACTGGAGGGCTGCTCGCACTCCGTGCGCTGAAGCTCCAGGCAGAAGTGGACCCGCTCCACCAGCAGCGCGTAACCTGGCGAGCGTTCCAGCTCCAGGATCGCGTCCAGGTCGGCGGAATCGTAGGGCTCGCTCATGCGGCGCTCCCTATCACATCATTCCGTTCTGAGGCACAGGGGCCTGCGTAGCGCCCACCGGAGTGGGCGGAGGTGGAATATTGCCGGGCGCCGGCGCCGGCGCCTGCGGTCCTGGGGCTTGCGGCGCGCCCTGCGGTGGCCGCGGCGCGAAGAACTGGCCGCCGGGAGGGCCGCCCTGAATGTGCTGCTGCAACTGCTGCACCATCTCGGGACTGATCCCCGGATGCGGCTGGAGCTTGTCCATCAACTGGCCTGTGAGCGAGCTCATGAGCTGCTTGATACGCACCTGCTGCTGCGTTTCCAGGATGTGTTTGACCAGCAGCCCGATTGCCTGGACGTTGCGATCCGGGTCCTTGCGCTCGCCGTCGAGCTGTTTGTGATGCGCGACCAGGTGCGCCTGGTCCTGATCTTGGGGGTTGGGCGAAACGTAGTCGCCTTGCAAGATGTCGGTCCACTCATCGTCCGGTGTTTTGGGCCGGTCGAGCTCCGGAGGCCGCGGCACCAGCACGCTAAAGTCGGTGACGCCGAACTCCCGCGCCAGGCGATTAGTCAGCTCCCACATGGCCAGCGGGTTCTGCGCCACAATGGGGTTCTGCATCGCGAAGCTGGCGAACTGCAGCAATTCCTGTTTCTTCGCAGCCCGCGCCCAGATCGAAGTCGCGAACTTCAGGCGGAAGTCGTAGCGGCCCCCGAATTCCTTCGGCGTCATGTACGCCCCGCCCTGGCGGACATCGAACAGGCCGTTGGCTTGCTCCTCTGTGACGCGGAAGAACAGGCCTGGCTCAACCTGCGGCACCAGGTCGCAGTCCAGCTCCCAGAACTCGCCGATCACGTCTTCCATGTCCTCGCGCAAAATGGTCGAATCCAAATACGCGCGGACGTTGCCCTCTTCGATGAGCGCGAGCTGCCCGGTCGCGGTCTTCGGCGCGTTCGGCCGGTCCACGCCGCGGCCGAGCGATTGATCCGTGATGCCGGTCGCTCTCTCCGCCACGGAGAGGATGTCTTGTTGCCGCGCCACCGCGAATTCCAGGTTGGGCGAAATCTTGATCACGTTCACGGAACTGGGATCTTCAGTGGGGTACGCCATGCCGGGTTCGATCTTGATCGCTCCCGGTTTCATCCCGCCGCCCGGCCGGAAGAAAATGATGGGCCACACCGACAGCTCGCCGGCGGCCTGGAACAGCCGCGAATTCGCCGTGGCGTCGTCTTCCAGGTCCTCCAGCAGCGCGCCGAAGCCCTTGGGGCGGTAGGTGCCGTCCTTAATCAGCGTGCTCTCCACGAAGGGCCGCCGCTTGCGCATCTTCGGGTAGAGCTGCAGGAGGTCCTGCACGCCGACAATCTCGCGGAGTCCCGGTATGTACTTCACTACCCAGTCAGCCTCGAACACCTCGCGCCGCTGCAAGTCGTTCTCCGCGGCGCCGTTGCCCTTCTGCTGTTTGAGCGGCCTCCACTTGCCGTACCACTCCCACATCCACAAGCTGCGCCGGCCCAGCATGAAGGCGTCATAGTCCACGCCCTCGCTGCGCTCGCGTTCGGTTCTTACCGGATCCTGGCCCACCAGGGTGTAGTCGTTCGAGGGTCCTTGCTGCGCCCAGTCGATGAGCTTCTGCACCATGGCCGGATCGGACGTGCCCTGGTACAGCGTTCCGTCGCCGCGCACCAGCTCGTCCACCGTGACTCTCACCCTGCGGATTACATACGAGAAATCCTGGAGCGAAGTCACTCCGCGCTCCGGAGGCACCATCACGTCGTCGGGTTCCATGGGGAAGAACCCGGGCCCTTCGTAATCGCAGACCTGTTTTGGCTTGCCTCCCTCCAGCGTCGTGAACTCGCGTTTCCACCAGGGACGATAGGCGCAGGCCCAGCCGTTCAGGATGCGCCTGAATTCGAAGACGATCAGCGGGTTGATGATCTGCATCTGATCGAACACCCGCGAGGTCATGTACCTGCCGATCTTCGCGACCTTCGCCGCGTCGCTCGGCCCCGTGGCCTTGGCGGTGACTTCGGCGTCGTCGCCTAATAGCGCCTGCACGTCTCTTGCGAGCTTGTTGAACGTCTGCCATTGCAGCAAGGGGACTACGTGGTTGGGCTTGTCCTCATCGCCGGCTTTCGGCGGATTCACGCGCCCTTCCCACTTTTTCATCCACCCCGCGCAGCGCTCGGACCAGCGCAGGTGGGAGGATTTCGCGAGGAGAAAGTCCTGCTCGATGCGGTTGAGCAGGAGGTTCTTCTCCGCGTCCGGGAGTTCGATCTGGAAGGATTTAGGCATTGGAAGCCAGGGTTTCGGTGCCGTCTTTGCAGCGGCGAGTGACGAAGAAGTGCGGCTCTCCGCAGCGCCGGCAAGTCAGCAACTCCCGCGGCGTCTCCGTCTCCGAGTCGTAGTCGAGCAGTAGTTTCCAGCGCTCCAGCGCGCCGGGATGCGCCGTCTCGCAAAACCACACGTGCTTTCCGCGCCCGAACACGCAGGCCTCGCAGCACATGGCTGGGTTCGGGTGGTACGGATTCGAGCGGTTTCCGTCGCGGTCAGTCGTCATCGTCTTTCCGTTTTTGTCCGTACTTCTGCGGCTTCCACACGCCCTCTTGTTTGGCCAGTGCCTCGCGGTACGCGAACGCCCGCCGCGCATACGGCAGGCCTTCGACCGCCAGGGCCACGCCGAAAACGTCGTCATCGTGCCGGATGCCCTCTTCGCGGCCGTTCGGCTTGCGCACGAACTGCCGAAGCTGCTCCAGCGTTTCCGGATCGTGGATCGCGATGGCGCCGAAGCGGATGGCGTTATCGACGCCGGCAATCAGCACCGGCCGAAACACCGAATTGGTGTCGAAGCCGAGCTCCTGCAGCAAGGGCGTTCGGCGGTCGCTGGGATCCCTCTGTTTGCTGTAGATCAGCTCGATCGGGTACGCCTGGCGCTGCTCGCTGGCAGTGAGCAGACACCCGATCACGGCTTTGCCCACGGCCTTCTGTTCGGGCGTGAGAAATGCCCAGTTGTACCAGCGTCCCAGCCAGAACAGCCGGTCCGCCCAGGGGCCTGGCTCATAACGCTCCTTGAGCTTGGCTGCTTCCTCGCCGGTGTCCGCATCCAATACGGTCGCGGAGCAGTAATCCGGGTCCGAGCTTCCGGCGCCCTGCCGCGCGCTCGGGTCGATACCCTCCGCATGATCCGCGCCGATGATGTAGCGGCCGCCTAATCGCGGCGCCTGGTACACCACCAGCTCGCCGCGGCCGTCCTCCGACTGGCGGAACTGCACCCGCTTCTCGAGCCCGGCCTCGATCACCTCAAGGCGTCCGCGCGGAGCGCCCCGGATCTCAGGCATGCGCGCCACTGCCTGCATGTCAAAGATGGTTCGCCCGGAGCTTTGGAAGGCTTCCTGGGGATTGCCCGGCTGCTCCTGGCGGAATCTCTCGATCTTGCCTTCGCAGGCCGTCTCGATCTGCCAGCGCCGCCAGGCGATCTGATCCACCTGCAGGTTGTACTTCTGCAGCTCGGCCAGCTCGTCGCGCGTCAGTTTGAATCCCGGCTCCGGAGTGCGCCGGTATTCCGGATGCTCCCACCAGCCGAAGAACACAAACTCCCAGCCGCCCGCGCGCCTTGGATCCATCGCCCGCTGGCAGAGATCGTAGAAGTCTCCGCCCATGCCGTTGGCCGTCGACTCGATGATTAAACCCGAATCCCGCGAGTTGGGAATCCGCTGCATGAGCCCGGTCATCAAAGAGGCCATGTCGCGATAGAAGGCAGCCTCCGAGAGATGCGCCCAGTTGTACGGGGCCGCGCGGCCGATCTCCACGTTGTACGCCGTGTGCACTAGGATGCTGGACTCGTTCGCCCAGCGGATGTTCCGCTCGGTGTCCTTGACCAGGTCAGGCAGTTTCACCGCCGATTGCCACTCCGAGCCGTAAGGATTCAGGGCATAGCTGGCAATGTACTGCTGGTAGTAGTCGAACACCAGCTCCGCGTGCGCTTCCGAATCCGCCACCACCAGCGCCCTGCGGCCGGGAAAGAACGGCACGCGCCGGAAGATCTCCGTCGCGGCCGAGCTGCTCATCCAAACCTGGGAAGCTTTCAGGCAGCACACGCGCACGGGTTGCCCCGCCTGCTCCTGTTTGCGGATCGCCGCGTTAAGCTTCCTGCCCGCCGGCGAGTTTCTGTAGGGAACCGCGAGCCCCTCTTTGTTGCGGATCGCCAGGTGCTCACAGAACTTGCCGTGATCGGCGAAGCCGCGGATCATGGCCGCGGTCTCCGCGGGCGTGAGAGCCGGCGTCACAGCGGGGCCTTGCCGAGCAGCGCGTCGATGTACATCTGTCTCAGCTCGAGACAGTAGAACTCCATCATCTGCGCCTCCTCAAGCTGCGTTGCGAGCGAGTACTCCGTGAGAAGGTTGCCGAATTTGTGCACCGCGGCCTCTGCGGGGCTCCGCGCAACCGACGGCCTCAGCCTGGCTCTCAGCTCCGGAGTGTTGTCGCTGCCCTGCATTATTTCTCGCTTGTCATCGCGCGGTACATATCGAGCAGCTCCGCCATCGTGCCGTCGAAGCGCTTGCCGGTCTCAGGCCCCAGCTCGTGTTCCACGCGGTCCCTGTACTCCTTGGGCTTCTTGGCCTTCAGCAGGGCC